TACTCAGGGTTACTTAATTAAGAACCGTCGCTGTCAGCAGCCGGGATCAAGATACCAGAGGTATCAGCCGTACCAGACAACAGGTTGTTGGTAAAGCCAAGCTTCGTGCCCGTAGGAGCAATCAGCATCGCGGCAACGTCCAACGTCTTCACCTTGTTGTCATACACATGACCAGAGCAAGCCGTAGAACTGGAGCCGATCAAGTGGCCCGTACCAGAACAAGTCGTACTTGCACGATAGCAGACATTCCTGGCAATCGTCAGACCCGTGTGGTTCAACGCACCGCCCTCAAAGAGGATAGGCGTATCTTCCAACTTCACGTCATGCACAATCACGTTATCCGTAATCGTGACACGCTGACTGTCGGATGCGTACACAATCGCCGTAGTGCCTGCCGTAGGCGTAGAAGCCATGCCGTAAATCTTGTTGTTCACGAACGACAAACCACTGCCGATGTTAGCCGTAGTACCAAACTTGACGATAGCCGCAAAGTTCAGGATGGCGGAGCCGTCCCGGAATTCGCAGTTCTCAATCGTGAGGTCACGTGCCACCTGGGCATTGACGATGTTGAAGCAGGTAGCCAAGTCGAGCTTACCGCCAACGAACAGAATGTTCTGCACGCTAACGTTGCTAGCTTCGACCGTAATCGTAGCCGTGGTAACAGTCGTCAGCGTAATCGTGGGACGGTTGCTACCGACGCCAAGACCGATGATAGCCACACCAGCCTTGTTAAGGGCAAGACCAGCAGCAGCCGTAACCGACTCCGCGTGCCCAGGCTTAACAAAGATTACGTCACCGCGATTGGCAACACAGTTCGAGAGAGCGCCAGCGATAGTCGAGAAGGGAGCGTTGAAGCTACCATCATTGCTGTTCGAGCCGCCCTTTTGGTTGTACAATACCGTGGAAGCATTGGACACCCAGAATACCTTACCCGGATGGGTTTGCATAAGAGGCACGCCACGAATGGACAGACCTTCTTTGAAACCGCTTGGGAAATTAGCCATTGTCATATTTTTCTCCTAGTAGGAAAAGGGGGGAGTAGGCGACAACCCCTCCCCCACAGTCGTTACGCTCCAGGCGTACCGTAGATCGAGCGGGGCTCGTAGCACGTGAAGGAGTAGCGACCCGATGCCTTGAACAAAGCGTTCGAGGTATTGAAGTCGTTGTCCTGCGCGAAGCTGTCCGCCTTACGTTCAACGTAAGCCAAACCATCCACGTCCGTGCGAATGAACCATGCGTCCGTGTCCGTCAGGTAGTGGTTAACCACGACATTCGGGATGATCCGCATAGAGTTCAACGCATTCAGGTCGTTGTTCGGGGTATCAACCCGGCCAACCGTCTTCAGAATACGTTCCGCTTCAAACGCCAACTGACGAGGAATAACCAACGTCTTCGGTTGCACCGCGATCAGAAGACCACGATCATCCGTAAAGCCTTGGATGTCAATCACAGCCTGCTCCAAAGCCGCTTCGGACAAGTCCGCCGCAGTGCTCAGGATATTCGACCACGTTCCACCAGAGACATTCGGGTGCGCGCTCGAAAGCATACACACGCCGTCACCAAAGGTGTAACTGGACGAGAAGGCGCGGTTGTACACGTTAGCCGCATTGATTTCCTTCGTCTGACGCATCGAACGAGCCAGGGACTTCGCACGCCGCTCACCAACCACCATGTACTGGTCATCATCCATCATTTCTTCAGTGATGATGAAACCCAGAGCGTAGTTGACGTGCTGAACGCGGGTCGTGAAACCTTGCTGTTCGCTGTCATACGTAACACCAGAACCTTCAGGTTTTACAACCGCCAGTCCCAGACCTACCTTGCCAACAAACTCTTCCCACGCCTTGTCAGAAGTAAACTTCTCAAACAATTGGTCGTACTCAGTTTTGTAGTCATTGTAGGCAGTGCCGTACCACTTCTTTACCCCAGGCCATAGTGCCTTGGGGAAACTGCCTGTACCGATAATACCAGCCATATTCTATTCTCCTTTTAGATTAGACGCCAGCCGTACCAGTGCCATCACCCAAGGTAGCACCGTTCAATTTCACGTAGTACGAGAAATAGGTGTCACCAGGAATATTGTCTGGACGATTGGGGAAGCCAACGATCTTCAAAGGCAGAGTGGCCGTGGTCGCAAGACCGGCACTATCCAACTGCATACCGGACGAGCCAGTAGACGTGTTGCCAGCAGTCGTGGTAAATTGTCCATTCTGGCCCACATTAGCCGTGATGGTGGCAGCAGCGACGGACGTACCGGCGTACTGAACTTCATACACAGCAGAGGGGTCATCGCAGACGACCAAATAACGATTCGTGGAAGCAGCACGATATACCGGGGTATCGAGGGACGTAACCGGCGGAACGTTGGCAGTATCGCCAACACCAGTATACAAAATGTCCACAACAATACCGACAGGCACGTCGGTTGCACCACACCGGGTCACCGTTTGAGCACCAGAGGCCGCGCGAGCGTCCCCGGCAATCTTCACAGCATCCCCCTTCATGATGACCGTTGAGTCACCAGAATCGGCGAAATAGATGTTCGTAACAGGGCCAAATCCGCCACTGTTCGACTTCACCCATTTAAAGCCGTTGATACGAGATACACTTGCCATTAGCAATTCTCCATTTAAAAATGAAAAGTCCTAATGGTAGCATATGTTTTAGTTACACTCCAGTTTTACGAGTAATGTCGACTTTACCATATGTACCTTCATTAGGATTCGGGCGCATGGCTTGTTCGGATTTATCAACGTATTCCTGTTTAGCAGCTTGGTCCTCGTCATACCAATCCTGACGGATTCGCATAAGTACGGCCTTCATACCGCCACCAACAGAAATCATTCGGACCTTGCCTAAACGGCTGTCCTGGTCAACCCTACTATCGCCCACGCGAATGTCCTCGTCCGTGTCAATTTCCCATCCACGTTCGAGGAAGTCGTGTATATTGTCGTCACGATCATTGACGATACGATATACAAAACCTGGCTTCTCGCCCTTAACTCTTAATTTATTTCTTCCCTCTACAGGATTGCGCCGAACACGGGTAGCTGGCGCTTTTACTAGGCTCTCTTTAGTCATATGTTAAACTCCTCGTTCTGCCTTAAGATCGGCAATGTACTCTTCTTTAGTGAGTACACCGGCTTTGACAAACCGATTCATCACCCGAGTCTCCTCTTCAGTCAACTTGAAAGTTTCCTTCGGTTGACTTCCTCTACTACCACCACCCTCAACCTCAGTCGCTTTCGCTCGATTGGGGTTTACGAATTTGTGTTGGAATTCCTTTTTGGTCTGCTTCTCAACCTCGTCCAGAATTGCCTTAGGCGGATAGCCCTTTGTAGCCAACTCATGGCCGAGCGTATCTGCGAAACTCTTCATTGCCCGGTCGGTTTCGTACCAGGTATTCTTTTGAATCCAAGCCACAAAGACAGGATTGGGAAGGGCTTGTTGTGCCTGTTGGGCAGCTTGTTGCTGCTCCTGCACGAACTCACTCTTCAGATTATCAATCTTATCTTCCGCCTGGACGACAGCCTCCGCATCACCTTCTGCGAGAGCAGCCTTCCTCTCAGCACGCAACGTTTCCAAAGCACGGTTGTATTCCGTCTTACGCACCCGTTCTAGGTGGCGCTTCAGGTCAGTTGTCGTCTGTTCCAGAGCTTGGTAACGACGTTTATTCTCGTCGATCTTGGCAAACAACTCACCACGATCCAAGAAGTCTTCCGCACTGCGCCACTTGCCATGACCAGCATATTGATCTTCAGGGACCCATCCTTGGGCCATTGCCTGCTTCTCAACATCCGAGTATTCATGAGCTGGTGCCGGATTCGGCGTGCCTTCGTTCTTTACTTCTGGTACTGCACCCGATTCCGGGGTCAGATCATTCTCTTCAGCCATCTAGAGGCTCCTTCCTAATAACTGCAACTAAGTCTTCGTCGTTAATAACCACAAAGACCTTACCCGTTTCCGGGTCAGTGACTTCCTTGCCACCAAATCTAGCGTAGATGATATGATCACCTACTTCCACGGGACACTTAATCCCATAATCCTTAAAGGCAGTTTCGCCAACAGCGACTACCACACCTTTATCCATCGAAGCGTTTTCACGAGCAGCTTGGCTATCAATGTTCTTTTGAACTGCCTCC